TACTTTGAAGCCTGGGCGCCTGACCAAACAGGTGAAGCCGAAGCCCTGGTAGAAAATCTACGCAACCTGTTTGTGGAACAGACCCTGGATGCTAGAATTGAAGCTGCCTTGCCCACACTGGCCAAGATACAACAACAAGGAAACAACATGAAAGAAGCCGAAATATTTGAAAACTGGATCAACAACCTCAGTGAAGGCACCTGGGCACTGCCAGAAACTCCTGAGCAAATGGAAAAACTCAACCAGTTGATGAGTGCAGAACTCATTGTTGGCCCTGATGCCACCAATGCCACAGAACTGTTGTATGATATTGTGGGCGATGATGAGTTGTTTGACATCTTGAACGACCTGGCTGACAAGAGTCAAGGCCGTGCCAACTGCTGGGACGACTCAGATGTGCAACGCAGACTGGCTGAACTGGGTATTCAAACTCCTCAGAGCACTCAAGCAGAACCTGCTGATGTTCCACAAGACACAGCACCGGCTGTAAAAGAGCAAGATATGGCAGAAGGCGACAACATGGCCACATTTGTGGAAGATCGTGAATTGGCCGAAATGCTGAAATACGCTGGCGTACCTGTAAAAGAAAGTGTGTTGACAGATTCAACAGGCAGCACACTAGAACACATCAAAGACACATTCCGACGTGATGTCAAGGACTTCTCCCAGTCTGGTGACATGAGCGATGCACTGTATGACGCATTGTATGACTACTACTTTGATGACATGCCATATGGCACAAAGAAAGCCAGAGATGGTGATCCTCATGAATGGATCAGCGATCGTTTTGCCCAAGACATTGGTCTGGACGAAGGAGCAATTGGTGCAGCCCTAGGTGGCATTGCAGGCGCCGCAATAACTAAAAGTCCTGCTGGCGCATTGCGCGGCGCATCAATGGGCAGTTCAATTGGCGATGCTATAACCAACGAAGGTAGTTGCAACATGACCATGGAAGGTTCTTACTGCCCCGAACACGGCCTGGCCAAATGTGAGGGCATGTATGAAGGCCACGATGATCCTATGAACTCTAACTCAGCAATGACCGGCAGCTACTACGAAGGCAAAGAAACTGATATCCAAGAAGGCGATGCACTTCTGGCAAGAATAAAATCACTGGCTTTGCTCAGATGATATAAATACACTTGACATGTAGACAAAAAGCGCATATACTACTACAGTGTTTGCGCTTTTTTGTTTGTGTCACAGGCAACAGAGATCTAAACATTTAGATAGGCAACATAACATAGGCAACTTACTAAGGAGAAAAACTATGGCATCATTAGCAGAAATCAGAGCACGACTACAGGCAGCAGAAGGCAATAAAGGTGGGCAATCCACTGGTGGAGATAATTCAATTTATCCACATTGGAACATGGAAGAAGGGCAAAGTACAACACTGCGATTCCTTCCCGATGCAAATACAAAAAACACATTTTTCTGGCAAGAACGAGCAATGATTCGTTTACCATTTGCTGGCATCAAAGGCGAGATGGATTCCAAACAAGTTCAAGTGCAAGTACCTTGTGTAGAAATGTGGGGCGAAGCATGTCCTATCTTGGCAGAAGTGCGCACCTGGTTCAAAGACAAGAGTCTTGAAGAAATGGGTCGCAAATACTGGAAAAAACGTTCATACATCTTTCAAGGCTTTGTGCGTGAAAACCCCTTGAGTGAAGACAAGACTCCGGAAAATCCCATCCGACGTTTCATCATCGGACCACAAATCTTTGCCACCATCAAAGGTGCGCTGATGGATCCTGAGCTGGAAGAAATGCCCACAGACACCCTGCGTGGCTTGGACTTCCGTGTGTCAAAGACCAGCAAGGGTGGCTATGCTGACTATTCAACCAGCAAATGGGCACGTAAAGAGTCTGCACTCACAGAAACTGAACAAGCCGCAATTGCCACACATGGCTTGTTTGACTTGAGCACATTCCTGCCCAAGAAGCCGGGCGATGTGGAGTTGAAGGTCATCAAAGAGATGTTTGAGGCCAGTGTGGATGGACAACCATACGACACAGAGCGTTGGGGTCAATACTTCCGTCCTGCAGGTGTACAAGCACCAGGCGGTGCTGGAGCCGCACATGTGGACGAAGACACTCCTGCACCAGCAGCCAAGCCTGCACTCAAAGTGGCCGTACCTACTCCGGCAACTGACAACGGCTTTGACGAAGACGATGTTCCTGCGGCAGCCGTGCCAGTGGCCAAGCCTGCAGCCTCAGGACAAAATGCCCAGGACATACTGGCCATGATCCGTAGCCGTCAAGCCAAGTAACTGTTGCATGGGTAACCCGAAATTTATCATAACAAGGTTTACCCATGGTTCAGCAGGTAAATTTTTAAGCACAGTGTTGCAGACCAGTAATAGAATTGATCACTGGTCTGCAGTAGTCCAGGCACAAAAAAATACCGAGTTAAATGAACCCGTAACTTTAGAATACGTTGACAGAAGTTTTCCTAAAGATCACTCTCGATATCTCAGAGCAGAGCCAATGGTGCCTTATAACACTGATTTATACAGTGTTGGATATCCGCGCGGCAATGATGTAACACTGGATCAATATATTAACTACGCACAGAAGAAAAACGATATCAGATTATTTAATTGTGTTGATCAAAATTTCTTAGTCAACATAATCTTTAATAAACCGATATTGCCAATGTTTTGTCAACATAGTCAAGCAGTGACAATTACTGTTACAACAGATAAAGAAAAACAATGGTTATTCAAGACTCTATGGTCTAAACATTTTTTAGAAACAGATACAAAAATTTATTATCTGCCGTCCTCCCCTGAGTACTGTAATTTTCAAAGTCTGCCAACTGTATTGCGTTTCAACAATCAATATTGTTTTCCATTAGAACAAAAAGAACAACTGTACCAAAAATACGTAGTTAACAACTATACCAATAATTATTACTTTGAGCCTGAAAAGTTTACAGAGTTTGATGATGCTAACGGCATCAACAATGTTTTTACTAAGCTGGCAGATATTTTAGATGCTGAACAATTTAATTCTGCAATTTTGACAGTATTTGCACAACTAGGACTAGAAAATTTTGATTCTAATCTCGTCAGTCAGATGCATAAAATTTGGCTGTCTAGACAGATCCCATATGATTTACCGATTCCCACACACTGACTTATTGTCCTGGCAAGATCAACGGTTACCGGCCTCGATTACAATTCAAGACCACATGGGCGGACATCAACATGATATGACTAATGCTGTACTTGATCATTTAAATAATGTAGCAGATAATCAGAGCAAAAAATTATCAATAATATATCATTCTATACTAGAGCATGCAGTTACTTCTCAATATGCAAATTTAAAAATTAACTTTGATGCAGATTTTCAAAACAGAAGTAATCTGAATAGATTTATTAATTATAATACACATCCAACAGTTGATTTTAAAAACTTTGTATGTAGTTTTAATGGAGGGCCGCACGTAAGTCGTATATTACTGGTTGCAATTCTAGAAAAATTTAAATATTTCAACCCTGACTACTGTAGCAAAAACTTTGTTTTTTTAGCTGAGAAGCTGGACGGGCACATACGGGACTATGTAGGTGATCAAGATAATTTCTACCGCAAATTTTTTATAGCCAATAATAGTGCTGAATTCTTTAATAGTATTTACAGTTTTGGGCATGTACGATTTAATCATGCAAAAAATATATATAATCTTGAAAACAAACTTGTTGAAAGTTTTTTGCACATTGTGAGTGAAACAATGGCCACAAGTTATGTGCCATTTGTAACGGAAAAATTTTTGTACAGTGTAGTAACTCGTGGATTATTTTTAAGTTATGCTCAACCAGGATGGCATGCCCATGTTGAAAAATATTACGGATTTAAAAGATATACTAAATTGTTTGATTATCAATTTGATACAATTCAAAATCCAGTTGAGAGATTAGTAGAGTTGATGTCAATGATATCAAAATTTAGCATATTGACCATAGACGATTGGAAAGATTTGTATTTGTTAGAGCAAGAAACCATTGAGTACAATTATGATCATTACTTTAGTGGTAGCTACCTAACTAAATTGAAACAAGCTACATGAGTAAAAAACAACTTTTGGTTGGATGCAGTTTTACAGATCCAAGTTGGCAGTCGACTATACCTTGGAGCATAGAATATGCAAAAATTTACCCATCATATATTGTGGCCAAAGCTGGTATGGGAATCAAAGGTATTTGTACAGAAGCAATGTATCACATTAAAGATATTGCGATATCAAAAATAATAATTATTTTGCCCACACTGTGGAGAATGGACATTGAAGTAGATGAAGAAACTTATCTTTGCAATGCCATGGTTGATTTATTGTATGCCGACCAAGTTTGGCAAATAACAACACCAGCCAAAAGAAAATGGTTGACTTCAGGTGGAATGAATTATAAAAAAAACAAAGAATACTCCGATACTTTTAATTTTTTGTACAAGCATCAGGGCTTTTTGGTCATACTCAAAGAACATCTGCAGGCCTTGACAAGGCTGCTAAATTATTGTAAAATGCACAATATAGAATATGTGGTGTCAGCAATACAAGATCCAATGGACCAATTAACAGGGCTTGATTGCATCAAAGATGAAATTGTCAATTTATTGAACGAGGTAGAATATCAATCCTGGTTTCTATTTGATGGCAAGTTTATAGATCAGTATCTGGGTCATAAAAAACATCCCACCACTGAAGAGCACCAAATGTTATGCAAATATATGTTATCAAATTTTAAATAAGGGAATATTATGGGAAAACCATTTGACGTAAGCAAGTTCCGCAAGGACATTACCAAAAGTATTGAAGGCTTGAGCATTGGATTTAATGATCCAACAGATTGGATTTCAACAGGCAACTTTGCCCTGAACTATCTCATCTCAGGAGATTTCAATCGAGGCATTCCCTTGGGCAAGATCACAGTGTTTGCCGGCGAGTCTGGCGCAGGCAAGAGTTATATCTGTTCAGGCAACATTGTGAAGAATGCACAAGAGCAAGGTATTTTTGTTATCTTGGTTGATACAGAAAACGCACTGGATGAGACATGGCTGCATGCACTGGGGGTAGACACTGGCGCAGATAAGTTGCTTAAACTGAACATGAGCATGATTGATGATGTGGCCAAGGCTATTTCAACGTTTATGATTGACTACAAAGCGTTACCGGACGGTGAGCGCATGAAGGTGTTGTGGGTTATTGACTCATTGGGCATGTTGTTGACCCCAACTGATGTCAACCAGTTTGAAGCAGGTGACATGAAAGGTGACATGGGTCGCAAGCCCAAGGCACTTACATCACTGGTTCGGAATTCAGTCAACATGTTTGGTGGGTTCAATGTTGGAATGGTTTGTACCAATCACACCTACGCAAGTCAAGACATGTTTGATCCGGATGACAAGATCTCAGGTGGTCAAGGCTTTATCTATGCGTCAAGTATTGTGGTGGCCATGAAGAAAATGAAGCTGAAAGAAGACGAGGATGGCAACAAGATCTCTGAAGTCATGGGCATACGTGCTGGTTGTAAAGTGATGAAAACTCGTTATGCAAAACCATTTGAAGGCATGCAGGTCAAAATTCCCTACGAAACAGGTATGAATCCCTACAGTGGATTGACTGATCTTGCAGAGAAAAAAGGCATGCTCAAGAAAGAAGGCAATCGTCTAGTGTTTGTCACTAGCGAAGGCGAGATAATCAAACAATTTCGCAAGGCCTGGGAAGCCAACGAAGATGGTTGCCTGGACAAAGTCATGACAGACTTCAAGAACATCAAAGCTGAGGTAAGTACAGTCGAAACAGCGGAGGAAGAGTAATGTCAGCAGAAGTAGCAAGCGAAATTTGGGGCGAATTAAAGCGATATGTCAATGTGGTAGATCGTATAGATGCTGCTGAAAGCATTGTGTCCATCCTGATTGATCACGATCATGACGTTGAAGAAATTCGATTGGCCTTCAAAGGTGATTCAGACATTAAAAAAGCCTTGACTGCATACTTGGATAACGACAAGGACTATGCAGAAGAGGATGAAGAAGAGCCGGACGAGGAAGACAACTACAACCAAGAAGATGACTACTGATGTGGTACAGCCGAGTAGTCGCTGACCTTGGTAACATTCCTGACTTCATTGCACACTTTGAATCCGAACTTACAGATGCCAAACGTGATTGCAAGATTGGTGGCCTGGTAGAAAAGAACATAACTGCCTTGCCGGGTATTACAGAACACAGATTCAATCAGCTACAAGAAATTGAAGCTGTATTGAACTTTCTCAACATCCAACTGCGGAAAATACGTACCCGACATTTCAAGAAGTATCTTGAAGGCTATGCTCGTGCGCTCACTGCACGTGATGCTGAAAAGTATGTGGATGGTGAAGAAGAAGTTGTGGACTTTGAGACCATCATCAATGAAGTTGCGTTGTTGCGTAATCGCTGGCTGGGCATCATGAAAGGCCTGGATACCAAACAATGGCAAATGGGTCACGTGGTACGACTGCGCACAGCAGGCATGGAAGACATAACCGTATAACATGACTGACCAAGAACGTTGGCAACGAGACCTGGCAGAAATGGAATTTTTCTTAGTGATATTCTTCATTGCGGCCTGGACGGGATTTTGGTGGTGTGTGGAGCATGCATAACACTGGTATAAATTTTTATTGTTTCAAAAAATCACATACATAGTTTAACGGAGGCAAAATGAAACCCACAGCATTTGTTACAGGCATGACCGGGCAAGACGGACCATATCTTGCAAAATTACTTGTTGAAAAAGGCTACCAGGTATATGGCTTGGTAAAAAGGTATAGCAATCCCAATTTAGACAATATTCGCTGGTTAGGAATTGAAAATGATATTGAGTTAGTCACAGGCGATATCACTGATGAGAATTCCATGAATCATCTCATGCGCAGTATACAACCGCGTGAAGTTTACAATCTTGCCGCACAAAGTTTTGTGGGCATTAGTTGGGATCTGAACAAATTGACCACAGAAGTCAACAGCATAGGTCCACTAAACATTCTCAATGCCATACGTCAACACAATCCCAATGCCAGGTTCTATCAGGCCAGCACCAGCGAAATGTTTGGCAATGCTACCGAACCAGGACAACAAAGTGAGACCACACCATTCCGTCCACGCAGTCCATATGGTGTGAGCAAATTGTACTCGCACTGGATGACCATAAACTTCCGAGAAAGTTATAGCCTGTATGCTTGTTCGGGCATCTTGTTCAATCATGAATCACCCCTGCGTGGTCGTGAGTTTGTGACCCGCAAGGTCACAGACGCTGTGGCACGTATCAAACTGGGACTAGCTGACTCCGTGACCTTGGGCAATTTAGACAGCGCCAGGGATTGGGGGTTTGCTGGAGACTTTGTAGAGGCCATGTGGTTGATGCTACAACAAGACAAGGCCAGTGACTACGTGATTGCCACTGGCGAACAGCACACTATTGGTGATTTGTGTCGTGTGGCATTTGAACATGTGGGCATACCAGACTGGCAAAACTTGGTCAAGAGCGATCCAAGATTCAAACGCCCAGCAGAACTACACAGCTTGTATGGTGACTCAAGTCGGGCAAGAGAGTTACTGGGCTGGAAGCCACGTACAGATTTTGCAACCATGATACGTGACATGGTTGATGCCGACCTAAAGAGACTGCAAATCAATCGTGGACCGTGGTAGATAGATGGTATCGCCGTCAAAATCGGCTACTGATTCATAATCTAGTTCTTGTATCAATTTTAAATATTGATCATTGTCGTAAGTATGTAGACTTTTAGGGTGATTGCCACCTGTGTATTCTACCATCATCACAGGTTTATGAGTACGTATAGTGTTCATGGCTCCTTTGAGAACTTCAAATTCCCAACCTTCCACATCA